CCGGGCGAAGGTGGAATAGATGAAGGTCAAGCCGGCCAGAATCGACATGCGGAGTTTCAATCGCGCCGTGCGCGGTATCGAGCGCATGGCACGACGGGGCGACCAGGCAAATGTGTCGGGGCTACGCGTGATCGGCGAAATGATAATGGCGGACATCAAGGACTCGCGTAGCGAGAAGGGTGTGCCGGTGGACACGGGCGTATTGCGTGCCAGTGGCCGTGTGACGGGCCCGGACGCAGCGGGTGTCGTGCGGCTCACGTTCGGCGGCGCGTCCGCGGCCTACGCGCTCCGGCAGCACGAGGTGCTGTCCTATCGCCATACGGTCGGCGAAGCGCGGTATCTCGTGAGGGGCGTTGAGCGGTTCGTAGCGGACGTAAAGCAGACGGCGATACTGCATGCGATGGCAGACAAGGCGGCAGGTATCGGGCCCAAGCGGAATACTCGTGGCCGGTTCACTCGATGAGTCTTGTCGCCGACGTGCAATCGTATCTCGCGGCACTGGACATCATCGACGGCTCGTCCGAATGGCCGTCAGTACGACGCCACGCGCACGATGACACGGCGCGGCTGGTGGTGCTGACGGAGGATGGCGGTGGTGAGCCGGAAACGCCGTCGCCAACGGGAATCGGTGACAGCGCGATGATGGAGCCGGCAGTGCAGGTACTGGTGCGTGGCGATCCGCAGGACAGTGACGCGGCTGAGGCCAAGGCCGCGGAGATATTCGTTGCATTGCACGGGCTGCTACAGACGGAAGTAGGGACCATGACGTACGCACGCATCAAGGCGCAGACACCGGGGCCGCTGTTCATTGGCTTCGATGAGTCAGGACGACCGGAGTTCACCATATCGTTCCGGGCGGTGCGCCCGGTCACAGTAAGCTGACGCAAGGAGGCAACATTGTTCTGGGCTCATGGCACAACAGTCACCATCGATTCGGCCGGCATTGGCGGGCTCACGGGCGTAGGCTTCCCCGAGCAGTCGAAGGAAGAAGTCGAGACGACAGCGCATGACAGCGAGGGCTGGCGCGAGTTCGTGGCCGGCCTGCGTGATGGCGGGTCAGTCGCGCTCGCGATGCGCATCCGCTCCACGGACACGGGGCAGCAGGCGCTCTGGGCGAACTTCAACCAGAACAACGTCAACGCCGAGTTCGTGATCGGTGTGCCGGCTGACCCGGAAATCAGTGATAGCGAGTTCACGCTGTCGTTCACCGGGTTTGTGATCGACACGGGCGGCGACCTGCCGTTCGACGATGCGGGTGAGCAGACGTACACGATCCGCATCACGGGTGTCGTCACGCACAGCCTGGTAAGCGTCTGATGCCAGCGACGAAGTCCGTCAAGCTGTCGCTGGGCGGTAAGCCGCGCGCGCTGCGCTACACGACGACTGCATTGGTCGCGGTCGAGGATGAGACGGGGCTGACGATCGGTGAGCTGGCGCAGCGGTGCTCGATGGGGAGTGTCAAGGCGATCGGTACGCTCGTGTGGGCGGGGCTGCTGCACGCGGAGCCGGCCTTGACGCTGAAGGAAGCCATCGACCTGCTGGACATCCAGAAGCTGGACAGCATCGCGAAGGCACTGAATGACGCGCTTGAGGCAGCGCTCGGCAAGGCGGAGCCGGACGAGGGAAACGCACCGGCCACCGACTGAGCCGCGTCGAGACATGGGCGCAGTCGGTGGCGGCAGGGGTCCCGGACGAGTTGTACTGGCGCTCCACGCCCGTCGAGGTCGGCGCGTTGCTCGATGCCATAGATGAACGGGAGTCCCGTCAGGAGCGTGCTGCCGTGCTTCGGGCGGGGCTTGTTGCAAGTGCGGTCTACAACGTCCACCGCAAGAAGGGCAAGCCGGCCGTGAAGCCACAGGACTTTGTCCGGAAACAGCATAAGGTGCGAGTCGTGAAGCCATCCGAGTTGCGAGCGAAACTGGCTGCATTTGCTGACGCGCACAACGCGCGTGAGCGGGCCAAGGAGCGCAGCGCATGACTGTGGTGGGGATTGCCACCGTAGAACTGCGCGGCGGCGCACGTCAGTTCATCAGCACGATGGAGGGCGCGGCCCGTAAGTTCGAGGCCATCGGCAAGCGCATGGAGAACGTCGGTCGGGGGCTGACCGCTACGCTCACCCTACCGATCCTCGCCGTAGCGTTCGCTGCGGGTAAGGCTGCGATCGACTTCGAGTCGAGTTTTGCCGGTATCCGCAAGACGATGAACCTGACGGAAGCCGAGTTCGGTCGGCTTGCGCAGGCGAATCGCAATCTCGCCAAGACGATCCCCGTCAGTGTCAACGAACTGAACCGCATCGGTGAGTTGGCCGGTCAGCTCGGTGTGCGTGGTGTCGGGAACGTGCTCAAGTTCGAGGACACCATAGCGAAGCTGGCCGTCACCACGGACCTGACGGCGGACACGGCCGCGCTCGCGTTCGCGCAGATCTCCAACGTGCTGCAATTGCCGCAAGGCCAGATCGACCGGCTCGGCTCTGCTGTGGTCGGGCTCGGCAACAATTTCGCCACGGTCGAGAGCAAGATCGTGGAGTTCGCGCAGCGCATCTCCGGTGCGGGCAAGATCGCGAAGCTGTCAGCGGGCGATGTAGTCGGTATCGGTACCGCGTTCGCATCGCTGGGCGTCGAGGCGGAGGCGGGCGGTACCGCCGTGCAGAAGGTACTGCTGTCCATGCTCACGGCAGTCGTACAGGGCGGCAAGGAACTGACGCTGTTCGCGCAGACGGCCGGCGTGTCGGCAGACCAGTTCCGTGCGGCATTCGAGCAGGACGCAGCGGGCGCGTTCGTCTCGTTCGTCGAGGGGCTGGGCACGCAGGGCAACCACGCGATTGCGACACTGGAGAAGCTGGGGCTGACGGACCAGCGGCTGACGCGGAGCTTCCTTGCGGCGGCCGGTGCGGGCGACCTGCTGCGTCGTGCCGTCACGCAGGGCAACGCAGAGTTCGAGGCGAACAACGCGCTGTCGGAGGAAGCGGCCAAGCGGTTCGACACGGCTGCATCCAAGCTGACACTGTTCTGGAGCCGCGTGAAGGACACGGCCATCACACTGGGCGGCGCGCTCGTGCCCGTGCTGCTGACTGCACTGGACACGTTCGACCCGTTCGTGCAGGTCATTGAGGGCGCGGTCGTAGCGTTCACGACACTGACGCCCGCAACGCAGCGGATGGCGATTGCGTTCGCGGCTGTGGCCGCGGCGGCCGGGCCGGTGCTGATCGTGCTCGGCAAGGTGATCGCTACACTGTCACTGCTGCTGAACCCGTTTGTCGCCATTGCGGCTGTGGCCGTCACGGCGATTGTCGGCATCAAGAACAACTGGCTCGGCATGGGTGAGGCTGCGGCCAATGTATGGGCCACGATCGCGGACATTGTGCCACGTGTGCTCGGCGCTGTCATGGGCGCGTTCAAGCCGTGGATCAACTTCATGCTCGGTGCGTTTCGTTCCGTGGGCGCAATCGGCTGGATCGTGTTCGACGAATTGATCCGCAAGCCCGCCGTGGCGGCGTTCAAGGCCATCTTCAACTGGGCCAAGCCGGTACTGTCTGCCGTTGCGACTGCGCTCGCGTTCCTCGGCAAGATCGGCGAGAAGGCGGCCGAGACGATCCGTGATGCGTTCTCGTTCGCGGGCGATGTGGCGGAAGAAGAAGGTTTCGAGATCGGTGCACGCATCGCGGACGCGATTGTCGATGCATTCAGCACGGACTACGTCGGTGCGTTCGTCGGTGTGGTGACTGCGGGCATCGACAAGGTGAAGGATGTCATCGCTCGCGCGATCGCGTTCCTGCGCAGTATGTCCGGTGGTGGTGGCGAGATCGCGGCGGAACTGGAGGACATCGCGTTCCAGCTCAAGGAAGCGACCACGGGCGTGGTGGAACTGACGCACGAGAGCGGGCGGCTTCGCGAACTGGCGGACACGGTGGACGGTATCGCGCTGTCGTTCACGGACACGCTGGGCGATGCCATCACGGGTGCGGGTATCCGGCTCAAGGACTTCGTGAAGTTCGCCATCGGCGAACTGGCGAAGCTGGCCGCGCGCATCATCCTGTTCCGCGCACTGACGGGCATCTTTGGCGGGCCTGCGCTGGCGGGGTTCTTCGGCGAGAACCTGCTCGGCTTCGACCTGCCCGCGCGTGCGCATGGCGGACCGGTACGGCGCAGTCAGCCCTACATGGTCGGTGAGCGTGGTGCTGAGATGTTCGTGCCGCATTCCGCTGGCAGCATCATCGCGAATGACGGGCTCGCGAGTGGTGGGTCGGCCATTGTACAGGCGGACCCACCGCGAAGTCCGGACCCGCTCACGGTAGCCGCCAACAACTATTGGCAGCAGTTGTATCGCGAGACAGCGCGTGTCGCTGCGGCTCAAGGCTTCCACCTTGAACTGCGGTTCTCCTGATGCAAAAGGATTCCGGCTTCCTGTACACCACGGCAGACTCCACGGAAGTCATGCACTCCGCGCACCTATGGCTGCGTGAGGGGTCGATCGCGCAGGTGCAGACACGCTACCGGAATGTCGCGCTCGATCAGCGCACGATCGATGTGATACGCATTGCGGGCGGTGCAGAGGAAGCGGAAGGCGTGATCCGGTTCGACAATGACCCGGATGGCCTGCTCGCGATGCTCGTTGCGGGTGCGGACGGCATCACGCTGGACTACTACATGGACCTGTCCGGATCGACGTTCTACACGTTCGCGCTCATGAACTACACGACGCCGCGTATCGTGCCGGACGCGCAACGTCATGGGTTCGGCGAGTGGCAGGCGGATGTAGTGCTGCGGCTGATTGATGGCGGGTCGCTCGCGGAGTTGTACGAATGAACGTAGAGCGCAACTTCCGCTTGCGGGTGCACGTGCGCGAGGTCTCCGGCATCCCACTGGCCGATCCGACTGACGGGACTGTGGACTTCACCATCCCGATCGGTGCCATCGCCGCCCCGTTCTCACTGCCGGGGCCGATATGCCGGCCGTTCGAGGGTCGCACGGAGACACAGGGCTGGTCGTTCGAGATCATCGATACCGCCGCGGGAATCATCACGTCCGAACTGGCCGACGCGGGCGGGCGCCTTCATTTGCTCGGGCGTCTGGTTCAGGTGCAGATGCAGGAGGATGGCGGTGCGTGGTCGACCGTAGGCACGGCACGGCTGGCGAATCTGTCGCAGACGCAGGGGCCGGGTCGCTATACGCTCAGTCTCGAGGACGAGCGATGGAAAGAGCGCAACAGCTATATCTTCACGCGCTCCGACACGACATCGCTCTGGCCGCAGGGGCTGGTCCGCTATCCGTGGAAGCGCTACCCGGTCGTAACGCCGCTGACCTGCCGCGTGGGATTCGTCGGGAGCAGTCTGGTATGGCTCCAGCCAGTCAACGATGCCGGGTTGGAAAGCACGGCGACGCTACCGGTAACGGCCAAGGTGAATCGTGCGGTGCAGGACCTCATTTCGTCCGATGCGGAC